CAATTTGGAGGAATAGAACATTCTTTGTTGTTCCTCAAAACGAACGAAATGAATACTTCAAACATGCTGGGGATGTTGGAGTTCTTCCAGCTCCTGTATCTGTTACGAATTATAGCCAAAAAGTCCAATATATCTTAACTGGGGACCTAGACAGTCATGCCAAGGCGGTCATTCTTGACGACGATCTTGTGTTTAGTCGTAAGAGTGACCCAACAAGACCTAAAAGTCTTATTTCCGTCAAAGACCCTGAAGAATTAAACGGTCTGTTTGAAACAATGAGCTTATTGCTCAATCAATTCCCTCTGGTGGGTGTTCATCCTCGTCAAATGGGCCAAGATGCAAAGACTCCTCATGTCCAAAATGGTCGTATCATCTGTATCCAAGCCATAAACAGAAGGATGATAGGAAATGTTAAGGTGGATCAGCTTCCTATACTGGCTGACGTGGTGCTCAATTGTACTCTGCTATCACGGGGTCAAGCAAATGCACTTATTACGACATTCTTTCAAGATCACGGACCCTGCCAAGCTCCCGGCGGTTGCTCTATCTATCGCACTCCTGAAATGCAGCGCGCTGCTGTTGAATACTTGGCGAACCGATGGCCGGCCTACGTTACTGTCGTTGAAAGACGACCCAAAGTAGCGAAGTGGATGGGAGATGTCAGATATGACTATAGGTGTCAGTGGAAGGCTCTGTACGAAGCTGGAGTCAATTTCGCCCGTGGTGGTCCAAGCGTAGATATGGAGGTGAAGAGGTGACTCCCCCTGAAACATTGATGTATTGGATCAAAGAGCGCTATGAAATCTTGGAGACAAAGAAAACTGGTGCGCCGAAGCCGTGGAGTGACGATCCAGTCTTCCAAAACACGTATTTCTGCAATGTACGTCGGGAAGACGACAAAGTAACTCAGTGGATCCGAAAATTCTATAGTTCGTACGTGAACGAACATATGTTTGAATATAATATCATCATGTCCAGATTCTTAAACTGGCCTCCCACTTTGGAGGCATTAGGATACCGAGTAGGGCATAGTCCTCTAGTTATGAATGCTCAGCTCAGAGAAATCGCCAAACAGGGGTTTAAGGTCTGGGGTGGTGCTTATTTGATCACAACCCACGGAATGCCGATGGCAAAGGTTGACTACCTTACCTATGAGGTACTTGAGGCTGTTTATAAGCGCCTCGACGGGCTTAGAAAAGCGTGCCGGGGCACCAGTGGAGGGGCTGCTGCGGCGGGGCTCGAGGAGATAGACGGAATTGGCTCGTTTTTGGCCGGTCAGATCATAGCTGACCTCAAAAACACTCCAGAGCATCCCCTAGCTAAGATGGAGGACTGGTGGACTTTCGTAGTACCTGGACCTGGGAGTATACGAGGCTGTTCGTGGTTCCACTACAACAGACCAGATGAAATGAAGGAGAGCGCCTTTCTATCTCACTTCAAAGAAGTACGAAAATACGTAGACGCTCATTGGCCTCTGACAATACCCGCCATCTGCAACCAAGACCTACAGAACTGTTTATGTGAGTATGATAAATACCAGCGTGTCAGAAATGGCACAGGGCGCAGCAAGAGGAGATACGAAGGTGTATAGAATCTACGGAGGTAATGTCACTCAAGCTTACGAAGATTTCTTATGGACATTCCAAGCTGAGGCTGAGAAAGAAGAAAGTCGTAATGGTCCAGTTATGACCATTCCATATCCAGCATTTCTTCAGATAATGCGGCCTAAAGAAAGAGTTTTATTTGATCCTATCCGTGATGCCAATCCATTCTTCCATGTCATGGAATTTATATGGCTCATGTCGGGCAGCAAGGAATTGAAGTGGATCAATCAATTTAACTCAGGATTTGTCAAATATAGTGACGACGGACAAACCCTCCCAGCTTCATATGGTGTGCGATGGAGAAATCATTGGGGATTTGATCAAATAGTCACAGTGATCAACCAACTTAAGAGGGATCCCACAAGTCGAAGAGCTGTGCTGGGAATGTGGGACCCTGGAATAGATTTATCAGCTCGTGGAGAGCTGGGGGCAGATCGCCCCTGCAATACTCATATCTATTTTAGGATCGTAGAGGGCCATCTCAACATGACCGTCTGCAATCGCAGCAATGATGCGATATGGGGAATGCTCGGGGCTAACATCGTTCACATGACTTATCTGCAAGAGCTAGTTGCTCACGGCATAGGCGTACCGATGGGGATGTACTATGCTTTCACGAATAATCTCCACGTGTACATGAATCTTCCTCGATTCGAGAAAATTATGGCGAGCCCTGGAGGCCACACTGATTTCTACGGTAAGGGAGGCGTTACGCCTTATCCTCTGTTATTGGAAAATGAATCTGTAGATATGTTCTTAGAAGACTGCAGAAAATTCATAATAGACGGACTAGGAAATTTCAATTGTCAATGGTTCCATGAGGTAGCCTTCCCAATCCATGATGTCTACCTACAGAAAGAAAAACGAAATGTCATAATTCCTAAAATCATGGCTACAGATTGGCGCCTTGCCTGTGCCCAGTGGGTAGAAAGGAGACAAAGTGAATGAAATAATCATAGCTGATCTAGACGGTACGATTGCTCTAGATCATGGGAGGGCTAAGACCTATCTACATTCTGGTGAACGAGATTGGGATGCTTATTTTGATCATTGTCACGAAGATCTTCCCAATAGTAAAATTATAGACCTATTGTGTGAGTTTTCTGAGATCTGTCACATATGGATTTTCTCAGGTAGAGTTCAGCGGACTCGAGAAGTGACGGGGAAGTGGTTAGAACATCATGGAGTGCCCTACAACAACCTCTTAATGCGAGCAGACGGAGATAGAACTCAAGACTTTGAATTGAAGATACGGTGGGCGATTGAATTTGGTATGACCCCTGAGGCGGTATGGTTCATTTTAGAAGATAGGAAGCGCGTTGTAGAGGCTTGGCGGGCGGCTGGATATACTTGCCTTCAGGTTGCAGCCGGAGAGTTTTAAGCGTATAATGATAGGGTAATGCAATGTTTCCAGTAGGTAAAGCGAATGATCATCAAGTCGGCGGCACTCACTACATAGGTAAGAGTAAGACCGGCCAAGAACATTGGGATGTAGTTTGGGACTTTAACCTAGACTATTTCCAAGGGCAAATCACCAAGTACGTGATGCGATGGCGAGCAAAAGGTGGGATTTCAGACTTGCAGAAAGCAAGGCACTATTTGGATAAATACATTGAACTGAACGGAAGGTAACTTCTTCCGCTAGTGGGCAGCGGCCTCGCCGCCTTCCGGGTTAGTCCATAAGGCGAGGTACCACCAAACCCGTCCTTCCGGCGCGGGTGCCTGACAGCCGGATCTTATTTCTTCCTCAATGCTTGAGCTAGATGATGTTGCTTCGCTATGGAATAAGCGACGGCAGCTCGTTGTTTCTGGTCAGGAAATGACTTTTGTGCTTCTTCGCTCCCCATGAATCGGGAAACGTAAGCTCCCTTCTTCTCACCTTTGACTGGATATGGCATTAGGATTTCGCTATGTCAACTAGCGCCTTGTCTTTACGGACAGCTCCAGCACTAGAGCCGAAATAGTAGGCTATGATCGTCACCCAAGCAGTTCCCAAAGAACCTAGCATGAGTAGAAAAGCTTCGCCTCCTCCCCCGTTTGTCTTTGGTGCTCCATAAACTATCAAATAACCGAGAGATCCAAAAAATCCTACTGTAACTAGATAAGCGAGGATAGCTGGAGTGTGATCTTTAAGTTCAACTTCTCTCTGTCTCGCACTGGCTGTGTCCGCATAGGCGAGCTTGTCTTCTTCCACCCCCAGTTCAGCCATGTGAGACTTGAAATCACTTTCTACTTTCTTAAGAGATAAAAGAGTTTGTGGATCAGCACTGAGGATAGCCGCGTCGGCTGTCTTCATATCCCCACCGCCCAGCGCCTTAGCAAGAAGATAACCAGCAGTACCACCGAGAGGACCGCCAAGAGCAGTTCCCAAAAGTGGGGCGACGGTGGAAATAATTTTCTTAGCGGCATCGCTAAAGCCAGCAGTGTTCATACAGACGCAGCCGGTAGTGCCTCTACGGATGGTATCGGCTCTTTGTACCCAAGAGCTTCTAATTGTCCACTTATTGCAGCGATTCGCATCTGTAAGTCTGCAATCTTAGTGGCATTGAACGAATCAAGATCTGCCTGTGCCAATCTTCTTGCAGCTAGGAGACGCTCTATTACTTCTGTCTTAACAAGTAGATCGTGGTCCGTCTGAGTCAACTCGGGGATGCTGGTCATGCTCTCACTCCATCGGGCGTAATAGAAAAATGATTACCATCGGGTCGCGTGTGAAAATCTCCTCCCCACCTGTAATTCTCTCCAAGAGACTTCCACCAATCTCCCAGATCTTTTAATTGAGATCCATCTTGAATGTAGCCTCCATTCTTAAAAAAATTCAAATCAATAGCGAGTCGTTGAACATGAAGACTATGAGAAATCCCAGTACCATGATCTGCATCCCACTGAGCTTGCTGGGGAGTTCGCCAAGCTTCTCCGAAGGTCACAGTATAGCCAAGCTCAACAGCTTTCTGGATAAGTTTCGCTGTAGATTGTGCGAATTCTTCTTGTAGCTTACTCACCCGACTTCTCCTCTGGCGGTTTATTCTTTTCCTCCAAACTCTTTGCCATAGCTTGTCGTATTTCTTCAGCCTGTCTTTCTAAAAAATCTGCCTCGGCTCTCTTTTCATCACGAATTCTCCCCTGTTCTAATCTAGCGTCGTCATGACTCTTACGACTTTGCTCCTTCAAAGCTCGTATGGCAGACCAAAGAGTTGCCAACCGGAGTTTAACTCTCAGAATAATGTTGACTGGCAAATTCATCTTCGTCTCGTCTTCTTCCTAGCAGCAGCTATTTCCTTCGGCTTCACCATACGACTCTCCTTAACGTCTTCTTTGAACCCCAATCGCCATTCTGCTAGCTCATCAATGCGCTCCTTCTGCGCATCAACATAATCACGTGTCGCCAGTGCGGTGATCGCTATTCTAAGATCATCAGTAGCTTGCTTCGCATTATCTGCTGCATGTTTCGCATTGGAGATTTGCATCCAAATGGCGAGATAGACAGCCGCTGCGCCAAAGATCGTACCACAGAATGCACTGATAATTTGCCACAAATTCTCGAAAACAAAGAAGACAATGACTTGTCGTAAGCTACGCTTGAATGCGCGACGCTCACCACTTTCGCTAGTTTCATTGTCCATTCAAAGGAATAGGTGACGCATCAGGAAGATCAAATTTTTTATCTTTACTCTGAGCGTCTATCTTTTCTTGTATTTCTTTCGTAGCTTGTTGCTGTTCAAGTTGAGTAGTAATTTCCACTAGAGCCGGATTAGCTCTTTTATAAGACAACTCCGAAAGAGCATCTAAAACTGTAGACAAAGCCATTGGGGATAGAATAAGAGTAACGGGGCCGTTGATCGTTATCATATAAAACCTCAGTTCAATACATAGACCATTGTTAAAACAGCACTTATTCCCTTAACACCTGAATTAGTCCAAGTACCTAGAGCTTGAGTGTTGTTTCCCATATCTATCGTGTTGTTTATATTTATCGTAAAGACTATTCCAGTTAGCGCACCGGCATTAGTGGCTGCTCCTGTAGCATAATATGGAACGACTTGCAACCGAGTGGGGTTGATGGCCGCAGGAATTCCTGTAGCACTCATATTGACGGAATTACTAGTTCCAGTCGCAACAGGTAGAGTTAAAAGAACTATGTTTCCAATTCGTACCCATCTTGCTGTCCCAGTTACTCCCGCAGTCATACCTGTATAGGTAATTGTGAATGTTCCCGTATCTGGTGTCATGTCTTGAAGAACACCAGAAACTGGACCTTTAAATTGAATTGCCCTAGTGCCTTGAATTAGGTTAAAGAAAGCTGTTCCTGATCCGGGAGAAGAATCATAAAGAGAAAGATTGCCAACCGCTACGTTACCATATCGCCAGTGGCAAGAAGATGCATTCGTAGAATCTCTAAACTCTAGTTGAGATGCTCCAGATGCACCAATTAATCTTACATTAGCTGTTGTCGCTTGTCCTGCAGTGGCAGTAAAGACCGCAGTTTGAATATCTCCAGTTGGACCTGTAAAATTCCACGTACCAACTGAATCAAGAGTGCCACGAGCTACACTATTCGTACCAAAAACGATCGGATTTGCATTAGTCGTGTAAATTGCGGTTTGTGAAGTAGCTGGTCCTCCAGTCAAAACAGTCGTTGCACGATTTTGATTAGCGATATAAATTCTAAGTTGAGTTGATCCTGACAACATCGCAAGCATTAAATCTTGCGTAGCTGTTGTACTCGTATTAGAAGCCGTTAAAGTCGCAACTCCAGCTACTGACGAATTCCAAAGTGTAATTGCAGCCGCTTGAAGATCTATTAGTAGTACACCCGCAATGGAGAAAGCAATGTCTCCAGCCCCTACCCGATAAAATCCTGTAGAAGTTTCTAACTGCCATGAAACTCCAGGAGCACCGACAGTTCCAGCCGCAGCTTTGAACTGACCAGTCATACCTGAAGCGGTTCCAGTTCTATCTAGACTGTTAGTCAGAGCAGTAGCGACATCCGCTAACGTCGTATTTCCCCACACGCTAGAAATCAGCGTGTTGGTGACAACCGGATTGCCACCGGGAAGGGTATAGGTTCCGTTTACATCGCGTGGCATGATCTACTCGTTCGGTTGTTGGAATTCACTGCCAGCATGAGTAGCCGCAGCTCCCCTAATCACTGAATCTACAACGTGCCTCATTCCAGGATGTTCTTCCAGCATCTTGGTCACAATCTTCTGGACTGCTACATCGCCCATGACCCATCTCTGAGCTATCTTAGTAGCTAAGATATTTCCACCTGCTAAGATCTTCGCTGCTGGTCCTGCGGCAGCCATAGATAATCCATGAGCAAATGCTCCATAAGTCCCTAATCCACTCAGCGTAGCAACCTTGCCTATTGCAGAAGATTTCTCCACCGGCTGACCTAAGACTTTGTTAGCCGTCGTACTAAGATGAAACATGGTCCCCTGAGGATCTGATGCCTGAGCTAACTGCCGAGGAGTAAAGGCTCCTCCCTCAGCTTTCGCAGCCTCCACAGCTCGGCTGTACTGTACGAAATTCTTCATGGGCTCATCTAGCTCTTGATACTTCTTCAGATCAGCTAGATTACTCGCTTTACCTCCCTGACTCAATTCATCAGATACGATATCGTCAAAGACTCCCTTGCCTGCATTAAGAGCTTCCAACTCTGGTCCTTTAAGCTTCTGAGCTAGATCATCAACAGCTCGTTTCGCATTGAGGAGATTGCTTCCTTCAATTTCAGGAGCTCCCGAGGCGAATCGACTCATACGATCTTCAATGAGTCCAGTGACTTTTTGTAGTGTCGTATTGTCCACGTTGGGCATCGCAGTTTTGATCCGCGCCGCCACTTGACTCGTAAAATCCGGAGGGACATTGAACCTGTACGACCCGACTGTGCTATCATAAGCGCTCTGAAATGCCCCGGCGATAGCTCTGCGAGTAGTGATACCTTCATCTCCCATCCCCGCCTTAATCAGCGTCCCTGTGGGATCTGCTTCCATAGCAGCCATATCTTGAAAAACACCCACAGCCTTCTTAGCTTGGTTTCTAAGTTGTGCCCCTGCTCCTGGGACATTAGGAAGCATTTCTTTATAGAATCCTGAAGCAAGACGAGACGTTAAATCAGCTCCTTCATCTGCTGCCTGCGAAACAGGGGCGAAGATATCTTTTCCATGTTGTTCAGCAAGATGTTCTAAATCCTGAGCTGCCAAACTCTTCTTGACGATACCTGAAGCGATCCGTCCCAGACTTCCAAGACCCGCTGTGAGCCCTGTTCCAATAGCCGCACCTATTCCAGCAGCTTCCCCTTGCTTATCTACATCGGCTAGCGCGGCGGCATTTACACCCCCCTCGACGCCTCCTCGAGCTAGGGCGCTGCCAAGCACCCTGCCTGCCACGGGAACCGCTCGAAGGGCACTCGAAGCGGCTCCGAGGCCAAGACTGAGGGGGAGGCTGGCTGCGGTTTGCCCCACCAACTGACCAATAGAACCACTAGTCGTATCACTGATTGGACGGTCTAACTCGGCCTCTTTCCTGATATGTTCTCCTCCGAAGACAGAGGGGAAGACATGTCCTAGACCAATTATATTGCCAATTCCTCGACCCAACTCTTGAGTCCCTGATCCCACGCCTGCCAGAGTTCGCATCAATGGACTGTTTGTATCTATATAATGAGGTTGACTCGTCGCAGGTTTACCTGTCAGTGGATCAGTTGTGTCAGGCTTGGGAGTTTCTTTGGTGATGCCGTAATTCTGATGAGCGATGTATTCAATCGCATCTTGTTGTGATGCTCCCTCCGGAGCATTAACTCGGAACTTTTTACCATCAGGGCCAGTAACTTCAAAGACCGACATCAGCCTGCCGCAGTGAAGTCAGAAGCCTGTGCAGGAGGATTGGGAGGTCTACCTAATTGACCTCTAGGGTTGTCTGGCGTTACAGATTGATCTTCTACAGGCACTGCTGAAAATCCTTTGAATCTATCAATCACTCCACTCTTGGCCCCCGTAGTGGGGATGCCCATATAACGCTTCGTGCCTTCACTGAGTTTATCATTGAAATCTGTACGTTTCGTGTCAGCTTCATAGCCAACTCGCAGACCTTCAATCTGACCTTGCATCAATTTACGCCATTTTTCTACCACACTCTGTAAAAGTCTTGGGCTAGTGGCCCCATCTAAATCGTTTTCCATGGCTTGACGATCAGCCAGTGCGCCTGCTCCAGTCCCACCACCTTCAATAAATCTAACAATTTCAGCCGCTACAACGTGTTTTATCGCCTTTAAGTCTGTAGGAGCTGTGCTAAGACCTAACTGTTCTTTCATCCAGTTAGCTCCTTCATTGACAAACTTAACAGGAGTGTTGTTTAGTTGAGTAATGCCGGGCATAACTACATCAGTTAGATGAGCCACAGATTTATTTGCAGACGTCAACAGACGACCTTCAGCTCCATCAGCACTGAAGCCTTTCATTGTCTTTTCTTTACGATCAAAGGCAGTGATATCATATGGAGTTCCTTCCCTCTCTGCTTCTTCCATTGCAGTGGTCGTTGCATTGTACATCCTCGGATTACGACTGCTGCTACTCAAGACAGGGCGAATATTAAGATTCTTAATTCCGTTCACCAGAGCACGGAATTTAGGATCTTCATGTTGCTGTCCATCTTCATCAGTGAGCGGCATACCCGTCTTAGGATCAATAAGATACCCATACTCAGCCGCATTCTTAGCTGCTTCTTGAAGATGATACTTACGAGTTTCTTCTAAGCCTTGAGTAGCGATATCCGATTGCTCAGCCATACGTTTATCTTGTTCCCTTAAATGCTCTTCTTGCTGCTTACGATATTCTTGCTCCATCTTCTGAGCAGCCTGAAGATGATATTCTTTCCCTACAGTTTCAGCTTGTTGGTCAGAAGATTTCATCAAATTGGCGCCAAACGGAGCCAACACAGGATCGCCAGACAGAGCACCAATCTGCCCCATCACACTACGACCTCGTAGAGCCTCAATCAGAGCTTGCTGTGACTCTTGGTCAGTCGGAAGTTGTCCGATCAACGCACTATAGATATCTCCTGGCACGACTAACTCCCCGGATCCTCAGACCCTGGAGGAGTTGGAAGTCCTGCTGTGCCTGGAGAACGATTTCTCAATTGATGAATGAGTCTCAAAAGAGCTGTCCCATATACCCCTCGTCCTTTAGTCTGTTCTTCTATATTCTTCTGAGCTTGAGTATCAATATCTTGAGATTCTTTGTGCCCAGCATACTGCTGAGCAACATGAGCTAAAACTTCAAATGGACTAGGAGCAACGTACATCCCATACTTTCCAGGCCCTGTACGCCCTTCAGGTGCTTGTTCATTTCGCAAGGCATTAGCTTGTTTCAATTGAGCAAGAAGAAGAGCCTGTTTTTCAGGAATTCCGCCTAGAGCCATGACCTTTTTCATCTCTTCGTCAGTCATACCCCCCACTACCTGACCGGCCATAGGAGCCATTGGATCCATCATGTCAGTTAGATCTGCCATATATCCTCTAGTATAAGACCGCTGCGGTCAAAGCAAGAGATCCAATACCTGCTTCAGTTCCAGCCTGACCCTGTTGCTGAGCACTGAATGCTGCATTCGCTGCCTGACCTGCCTCTGAAGCGGCTGTGAGCGCCTGCACCGGCTGACCGGATCCCGCCGCTACATAAGACGGAGTTTGCGGTAGACCAACTTGTTGTCCACTCAAGATTGCATTGATTTGATTGAGAGTAAATCCGCGCTTCTGCATTTCCATAGCCATCTGCTGAGCAGCGGCTGTATTTTGATACTGAGCACCAGAAAGTCCCTGACCAAACATCTGATTTTGAGCAGCCAAATCAGCGGCTTGTTTCTGTGAACCGACCTGTGACCCAGTGAGAACAGATTGATTCTCAGCCTGGAGAGTAGACATACTCTGTTGGTTTTCCAGATTCCGCATGGCCGTGTCGTAAGCTTGGTCTCCTTCTTTAAGCCCTTGATTCAATAATTGCGTGCGTAATTGATCCTTCGCTTGATCCATCAAGGGCTGATTATAATTCTTAAACATACTGAAAGCTGCGTCCGACGCATTCTTATCATACATGCTTGCAGAAGGATTCGCATTTGTCGTCGTTGCTCCTGGAGTAGAAGCAATTTGCATCATCTTACTAAAATCAATGGGCTTACTTTCTTGGGTCCTTTCTTGCCCGATTAAGCCACTGGCAATATCCGATTGACTCTTTGTAATTCCCTGCTGTTGAGTTAAAGCCGCCTGCATCGCAGGCGTCAATGTCGTATTCTGCGTCCACTTTCCAACAACTTGCCCAGTTGTTGGATCAGTATAGGGAGATACAGTCCACGCCTGAGACCCAAACGGAGTATTTATGTTCGGTCTATTAGCAGCAGTCTGTGCTGCACTCAATTGCTGGCTAGACTGTCCTTGCGCCTGTGCTGCGCCGACATAGTCTGGCGGAGTTGGCGGCGATTTACTCACGAAGTAGACCCTCTAAGAGGCCCTATGCCTCTACGCAAGGCACCAGCGAGTGCAAATTGATTCGCCATTGGGCCACCCAGACCAAGTCCACCACCAAAATGAGGAGGCGCCCCTACAGGTGCTCCTCCCAGACCCAACCCGCCGCCCAGATGAGGTCCTAATCCTGGTTGAGGCATAGGCATTGGAGCAGGAGATCCAACCCCCAACGGAGGTCCACCGCCCTGCGGAGGAATGACCCCCGGCGGAAGAACTCCTGGAGCTCCTCCTTGAGGAGAAAATGCTCCTATTGGAGGATGAACAGGTCCAAACTGACCAGTGTTTGTCATGAGCATATCAAGCCGCCTTCTTTTGAAGCCAACGACATTCTTTCCTATGCATTTCTTTGACTACCATGTCTACCCCGTCTTTCCAACCATCCTTGTGACGAAAAATTTCACGAAATCCTAGAACTTTACTGAACCTAAGCGATGCTTCATTATCTCCAGGAGTCACAGCGAGTAGAATTTTACGATTGCAGACTTCAAACGGATACCTGAAAATCTCTTTTATGAAAAGAGGATGCATCAACCATCGTGGGGAAGACGACCAAATGTGAACATTCACTGAAGAATATGTCCAATGATCATACAACCCCATCGCCATAAGAGTATCTCGTTCAAGAATCGCTACACTGTTGACTTTCTGACTGGGGACATATTGCATCGCGGCCGCAATCGCCTCAACTTCTTTAGGAGTACCCGCACGAATGATCACAGATAATTTCCTGTGTCAAACATAAGATCAAATCGTAGAAGAGTAGTATCAGATGTAGAACTTCCATTTAATCCTACAGCCATCGCCCGTCCTAGGCCAGCTCCACCACGAACAACAGAAATAGGTGCTGATCCGCCACCCCACAGCCCCACATCCCACAATCCAACATCCCATAGAGCACCAGAAAGTAACCCAGAAGAAACTGGAGCCAAGACTTCCGATAGATCATAGTCATACTTGACTTGTACTGCAAAGGAAGGAGACGCTAGTGATAGAAACACAGGACGAATAATATGAACTCTATGATAACGTCCAGTTTCTTCATATTCTTGGAAAGACGATAACATAGACCATTTAATCGCAAGTCCTAGATCTGTGTTGCCAGTGTGCAGATATACACTACCATTCGTGTCTCCAATATAGAATGCTCCATTCCATGAATTTCCAGTATTGTATGGAAGATCACGATAGATGGCCCAGCCTTGCGTATTCAAACTTTGAACAAACTGCTGCCGTGGATAATTCGCTAAGGGCGGGGTTGAAATTAAAAGTAGATTTTCACTTGGTACAAGACGAACTTCCCACCCCAAAGTAGTTCGTAAAGCTGTCATAATGGAATTAATCAATGGCGAAATTTTACGAGACACATACTCCGTTTGATTTTGGATTAGAACACCAGCGATCAATTTGCTAAGAGGAAGGAGTCCATACGAAGAAAGAACGTATAGATCCCCTCCAAAGGCGCTCACATTACGACGACCTGCTGGCGGAGGTCCAATATACCACTCGCCTACTAAGCTCCAACTTGTCGCAACTGATGGATCAGTTCCTTGATAAATAAGAACATCGCCGCTAGAGCTAATAGCAACGAGATAATCATCAATGCCCGTTCCACCATCCAACGTCCACGTGTATAGACCCACCAAGTACCCGCCGCGTCGGAACTTGTTTCCAAAATTAAACTGAGTCGCCGCGCCGAACACGGCACCAGTCGCGAGGTACCATGCTGTCGCCGTATTTCTTTGAACGAACCAAACTCGTTCTTTGTGTGAAACAACCCAGACAAACGTAGCCGGATCAACATTATTAATCTGAGTTGCCCCAGCCCCTTGAGTCGGTTTAGCCCATCCAGTACCCTCTGTATAGACGTAATACCCATTAGATTCATCTGTATAGAGAAGATAAGTTCCTGCTAAAGTGGCGACTGCAGTAGATGTACCAAAACCAGAGTTAGAATCAATAGTAGGGAAAACGATCAGCGCTGCTGGATTAACTTGACCGACTATAGTAATGTCAAAAATCCCATTCTTGCCGGCAGCAAAAAGTTTGTCATTTGCAGATACAGACCCATTGTAAGGAAGAATCGTATTGACTCCTCCTGTACCAATCGTAGTACCCCATTGAGTTATTCCCGTACGAGCTCGGCACCCATACTGAGCAGGAATAAGATTATACTGGTAGATAGAATCAAACTGAGGAGTCGCTGCAAGCATATCAACGACATTAATCCCTCCGTTTGGCGCAGGAATTATTTGAGCCTTAATAACCTGCGGAGAGGGGCGATATAGAGAAAATGCTGGCAGTCCTGATATCACGGCAATCCATAATTCGTTTCAGGAATATTGCGCCACCCCAGATATGGAAACACTCGGTTCCTCGCCATATTCAATGTCTGAGCTGACACGTCTTTGTCAGTAAATCCATTGAATACGTTAACGAATTGATTAGCTGCGGCAGTCGTGTCAAATCCTTTTGCTTCAAGGAATCGCAGTTTAAGAAGTTTGACCATCAAAATCGGCTCAAATAAAACGACGTCAGTCGCCAGCAGCACTTGATCTTGCGCAGGGACAGTCGGTGCCCCAGTCACCGCCACCCACCAGCGACTGACGTACTCAAACGTGATTATTCCTCCTTCTTGAGGAGGAACAGGTAGGGTTTGAAACTGCCCCTGATTAATCTTAAACGAAACATAGATTGTTTTATTGGAAAGACCAGTTCGAACAAGATATTCCCAATTCTGAGGAGTTAGAGGGCCCCCAAGAGGAAGTTTATTCGTCGGATTCCAACCTGTTTGATCAAGCATGTAGCCAAAATCGGTTGGAAGATTGTACAGACCCGTGTCAACCGCATGAGTTGTTTGGGAAAACGTCTTATTCAGCATCTGCCATTCGTGCATCCCATAGAGCTCCCGACCCGCTGAAGTTAGGAGCGCCACAAGTTGGACATATGTTGCATCAGCAGAGGTAGTAGGATCAAAAGTCGAAGCTGTGACTATGCCACACTCATTCGCAGCAGCGTTAATGATCTGTTGCGCTGTATCAAACCGAGCCATTACGCTGCCTCAGGCTCCAATTCCTCAACTCTCTTTATTAATGTCTTTATCTGACGCTCTAATGTCTCAATCTTACTATTTCTTTCGTCCAACTCTGCCCGAATTGCCGTTAGCGGAGCCGCTTCCTTCGCTGCGGTGATATAATCCTTTGCGCGAGTCTTCAGCTGCTGAATTGCCATGAACTTACCAGCTACATTGTCTGGCATGTTGGCGAGTTGTTCAACTGTCCGAACATTAAAGAACTGAAGTTCTTTGACTTGTGATTGCTGAAGCCACGGAAGAACACTCAATGGAGTCCCACTTGCCTCGTCTTGATCTTGATTATTCTTAAAAGCAGCGTATTGCTTCGGGAATCGTTCAAAGTCCATGCGCCATGCGAGGCGATGAACTATATCTGTCTGTCCCGGCACCATAATGGTGACATAGCACTTCTCTTCAAATATTGGTCTCCCCTCTTTATCACTCTTCTCCTGACTGAACTGAGGGAATAGACCAAACTGGACACGAAGATTTTCATCACCTTTGAATTGATTCGGATTTTGGTCCATCGCCATCCCGGTCAATTCCATTGTCGCTTCTTGAAGCATGGGGATTTCCTTTAGTTTACTGCGAAGTTGCCTGCGGCTGTGACTGGGTTGCCGCTAGAAAAATTAACTGCATTCGCCTGCTCATAGACAATCTGACCAAGAGCACTCACACGAATGCCCTCAACGAAAACATCTGTCGCTAGTTGTCCGGTCTTCGCGTAGAAAGCTCCAGCAGGAGTTCTTAGTATTCCTTTGAAGAAGGTGCTGCCAGTCGGCGCACTCGTATCTAGAGCTAAATTTCCATCACGAAGAAATCCATTTCCACCCTTAACAAAGTCTGGAATGGGAGCTCCGCCAGTTCCTCTGTAAGTCGCAGTTATAGCAATGGCACTATTAGAAGTATTATCTGTCCAACTATATGAAACGCTTTGTGGTCCTGCGACCAGACCGGAAAGATGAGAAAATCGAGTCCCTGTGTCAACTGACGTATTTCCAATATAGAAATCACTAGTGTAGCCAGCAGGAGTAAGAATTAGAGCATCTACCTGCCCAGCTCCCGCACCAACTGCGATAAGAGTCAGAGAAATTTCATTTGTCTCAGATATAGAATCAGGAGAACTAGTAGCAATAGATTGAGCTGCGCTGACTAACGAACTCTGAAAACTTAGATCTATCACACCAGAAGTCGGTACACCAGTCAGTTCATACACTCTAGCATGACCGACTGCCATATTTCCACCGGGGCTCGTAACTGTGACATTCGTAACCCCAGCATTCGCATTAACTAGTTCATAGATACCCGCTTGGAGTCGATCTGTGCCAAGAGGACTAGTTCCCTTAGCAGATCGTTTAACCCAAGTTCCTCCACCATTGTCAGAACTGACAGTCGGATCTGCTTGCACAGGACCAACAGCGACATAATAATCAAGAACGCAAACAAGAGTACTTCCACCAGTCACCGCACCAGTTGCTCCCGTCATTGTTGTGTTGACGGGAGCACCTAATTGAACTTGTTGAGCAATGCCTGGATTCGCCCCAGCACTGGATCCAATCCAAGCTGCGGCGCGGCCTCCCGCACCAAATGTCATGCCCGGAACGAGCATGTTACCCCGGCTGGACGTAAGTCGTCGCGAGTGCGGGGGGACACATATTCGCTAAGGGGATGAAAACATCTGGACTAAGCGCGAGAGTCTTAAGAAGATCTCCTAACGCCGTCACATCTGAAGTGACAATACCACCAGCTAGAGCCGCTGCGACAGCCGCTGCGTTCGCCGTGCATTGAGTCGCAATAACACTGAGTCGTGCGTTCGCCATAGGGCCTCCAAAAAGAAAGAGGGCGGTGGAAGTCCCGCCCCCTCGCATGGCAGAGTTAAGTGATCGCACCCTGTGCGAACATGCGGTTCATCGTCACTACATTGTAGAAGATCACACCGTTGTTATAGGTCGCAGTTACGTTACCCGT